CGTCATGGAGATTCAGAACATGGACGGCACCAAGGCAACTGAGGATACCGTTCGTGCCGACCATGACAAAAACTTCGTCTACACCGTCGGTGCCACAGTCGAAGTTCCGGATTTCGACGATAACAGGTGGAGCGAATGTGCACCGGGTATTCATTTCTTCATCGATCGCAGAGCAGCGGTGGAGTACCAATGACGCACGGTTCTCTATTCAGCGGCATCGGCGGCTTCGACTTAGCGGCTGCGTGGGCCGGCTGGACGAACGTCTTCAACTGCGAGATCGACCCGTTCTGCCGGCGCGTATTGAAGTATCATTTTCCCGAATCGGAACATATGAAGACATACGAACAACAGACTTTACCGTTTGGCGCGACCGCGTCGACGTGCTCACCGGCGGTTTCCCGTGCCAGCCGTTCAGCCTCGCGGGCAAACGCAAGGGTACGGCCGACGACCGCTACCTCTGGCCCGCAATGCTCGGAGTTGTTCGGACTGTTCGACCGCGCTGGGTCGTGGGCGAGAACGTTCTCGGAATCGTTAATTGGTCGCAGGGAATGGTTTTCGAGCAGGTGTGTGCTGATTTGGAGGCGGCAGGATATGAGGTGCAAGCGTACCTTATACCAGCTGCGGGCGTCGGTGCTCCCCATCTGCGATACAGAACATGGTTTGTTGCCCACCGTGGTGACGCAAGGGCTGAAAGTTCATGGCAAGAGCGGTTCGGAGCCATTGTCGCCGGCGATGCTTCCGACACCGGTCGCGTCGGATTGCGGGAGCGGGCGTGTGAACAGGAGCTTGTCGAAGGGTGCATCCGAGCGGCCGACGCTCGCGCTTGCAGCGCGGATGGGGCTGTTGTCGATGCCGACGGCCTGCGATGCGAAAAACAATTCGTTTCCTCTCAGTCATGCGAAGCGGAAGAGCGGAGCCGTCCACGACGTCATGATTTCGCATCCGTCCCGAACTGGGAAGGGTTCCCGACTGAGTCCCCGATATGTGGCCCAGATGATGGGCTTTCCGCCGGACTGGACGGAATTACCTTTCCGGCATGGCGCCGCGAGTCGATCAAAGCCTACGGCAACACCATAGTCCCGCAGGTGGCGCTGCGGATTTTCGAAACGATAAATGAATACGAAAAGCAATGAAGACAGACAAAAAGATTCTCGATGCATGCTGCGGATCCCGTATGATGTGGTTCGACAAATGTTGTTCAGAAGCTCTGTTTATGGATATTCGCCGCGAGGAACTCATCGCTTGTGATGGGCGTCATATCAAGGTGGATCCCGACATAGTCGGAGATTTTCGGGCTATGCCTTTCGACGATGAATCGTTCCGGCTGGTTGTATTGGATCCGCCGCACCTCAGAAAATTAGGCGGCACGTCATGGTTGGCTCAGAAATACGGAATGCTTCTTCCTTCTTGGGAAACGGATATACGTGCTGCTTTCGATGAATGTATGCGGGTCTTGAAGCCGGAAGGAATTCTGATATTCAAATGGAACGAGGATCAGATAAAAGTTCGGCAAATATTGGACATCATCCCCTATAAACCGTTGTTCGGACACCCGACATCCAAACACGGAAAAACGATATGGATGTGCTTCATGAAAAATTAACCAAGTAATTAAAATACGAATTTGAATACCTCAAAATAAGTTAGCTATGAAAAACAATCAGGTAAAAATCACTTTTCAGGACAATGAGCAGACGGCTGTCGTCCAGATTACCCAAAATGGGAATGAAGTCTCCGTCTCCACCAAATTCACGCCGGAACTCAATATGGATGACCCGAACGATACCCCTGCATTGAACTGGGCCGCCGTATTTCTGGAAGCCATTAAGAGATTGGGAGAGTAATATGAAAAAGATTATGTTCAACGACCGCTACGGCTTGACGCAGGCGGTCATCGAGGGTCGAAAGACCATGGCGATGATGCTGATTAATATCAAGTCCACCTCCGACGTACAGGTACGAATTTTTGCAGGATACGTCCAAATCATCGGGCGTAGCGGCGATGTATGTGCTGAGAAAAAGCTGTCCTACAAGGTCGGCGAGGTCGTGGCCGTGGCGCAGAGATATCAAGATATTTTCGACTACTCCAACTGTGTCAATCCGTATGCTTGGGAAGATGATGATAAACCATCTGGTTGGACGAACAAGATGCTTACTAAGGCCGAGTTGATGCCCCATCAAATCCGCATCACCGGAATCAAGTGCGAGCGGTTGCAGGATATTTCGGAGGAGGATTGCATGAAGGAGGGTATCTTAGGGGATGTAGAGTACGACAAATACGAAGTTTACGGCCTTTTTGGAAATAGCGATGATGGGTTTGACACTCCCCGCGAAGCCTTCGCTTCGCTGATCGACAAGGTGTCCGGCCGTGGAACATGGGATCGGAACCCGTGGGTGGTGGTTTACGAATTCGAATTGGTGAAATAGTATGGAGTTTACAACACCGTGCTTTGTCCGTGTCGAGGATGCGGAAAAGCGAAAGGAGCTGACCGAATGGCTGAAGGGAATCGGGTATCACGTCTGCTCCTGCTGCCTATTTGACGGCTGTAACACCCTGCATTGCAGAGGGATTGATCGGCTTAAAATCGCTTACGAGGTGCACGGGATCTGCGACTACGACGAGGAAACCCGATATTCCATCGACCAGTTCAAGGCTGAAAATGTTGCCAAAGGACACCCAGCCATAGACTGCGGCGAGAATATCGAGCTGTTTAAGGCATTGGCGGCGATGAACGACGAGAACGATTACATGCAGTGGTATGTAAACGAAATTACGGATAGATGGTCACTATGTATCGGTATGGATCATGTTGAAGACGATCCGATCATATCTAAATGGGAGGGACTTGCTCGGCATAAGGCCACCGCCGAGGAGATTATCAAACATTTCAAGAAATAGCGAGATTCTGGCAAAATCTCGAAATAATTACAAAAAAAATTGGAGACTATGAGAGAAATTAAATTCCGAGGCAAACGCCCTGATACAATGGAATGGGCTGTCGGTAGTCTTGTGGAGTGTTTTAATGGGAAAACTGGCATTGTTTCGATGACAAAATATTCGGAAGAGAATGGAATAAAGGCAATCATTGACGAAGTTTACCCCGATACAATCGGCCAGTACACGGGTCTGAAAGACAAGAACGGTGAAGAAATTTGCGAAGGGGATGTACTGACCGATAAGTTCGGGAGCATCGGAGTGGTCGAGTGGCGAAACTGTGGGTTCGTTGTGAACTTCGGCGACGTGGATATTTTTCTTATTTCCGATTGCTTCGACGATTCCTATCAAATGTGGGCAATCGGCAATATGCACGATAACCCAGAATTACTGAAAGGAGTAGAATAATGAAAAGTGAAAGAGCTGAAAATTACTTGTACGATCACGAGTGCAGCTATCCGTATAGCGGGTATGTGACAATGCAGGATGCCGAAAGGATGGCAGGACTTGCCGAGCAAGAAACCGAGGAGCGGATGCGTGAAAAGGCAATAGAGGCATTCAAATCCTCATGCAAATATAAGGACGGTTGTGACGGGAGCGGTAGGGTGTGCGACCCTGCGCTGTGTGAAGATTTGAGATCATTTATCCAAAAATTGGATGAGATATGAAAGCGATTAAGGAAAGGGCAAAAAAGTATGCTCGAAAAGTGTGGCGTGGTGGGACGAGAGAATACGGCAGTCACATGAAGTTAACTGAATGTGACTTTATTGCAGGTGCCCAATCCGAGCGGGAAGAATTGACCCGCTGGCGTAATCCGAATGAGGAACTGCCGGAAAATAATTCGTGTGTTTTGATGAAAGTCTCGGACGGCGAACATGAGCGAATTTATCTTGGAGCCCGCCAAGATGATGTGTGGATGTGTGATGGAGGCTATTCCTTCTGCCAGAATGCAGAAGAGTGTCTCGGATACGATGGTGTGGTTATCGGCTGGCGACCGATTTACGAAAACGAATAGAACGATGGACATCTTGACTCCACATGACGGCGTGACGAACGATAAGATAGCCAAAGCGCAGATCGAGGCCGTCGAACGAAAGCAGAACGAATACAAACTGATCGGACAGATGGTTCGGGTGCCCGGTCATACCCTCTATAAATTCAATACGGTTACGCGGACAGCGTCGAGAGCGGAAGTGGAGGTTTCGGCCGATTCGTGGCTGAATCCTGAGAACATGAAGATCGAGAGCGACCGCAAATCGCGTGTCAAGGTCGAAAAGGACTGTTACTATGAGCAGGCATTGAACATGAAGAACTTTATCAAGCGTCTGCGCCGGCGAGGTATCGTCGGAATGGACGAGGAGGTAAAACATTAAAATATTTGAATAATTCTGCAAATGGATCAACTTATCAGCATTCAGGCCGCAGCCGATGAGTACGGCATTTCGACACGTTGGATATGGAAATCGATTCGAGTGGATCGGACACTCGGCGCAGTCGTCCGCAACGGGCGGGTCTATCTGCGCCGCGTACAGTGGGAGGCATTTGTCGAACGGCATCCCCGACTGATCGAAGAGTGGCATGATTTACATGCACACCTACAATACCGCTATATCGGGCAATGAAAAAGAGCGAAAAGTTGAAAGAATCGTCTCCCCGATAGGCGATCTTTGCATATATGGGCAAGCTCACGATCAAACAGGAAAAGTTTTGCAATAAGTACCTCGAATGCGGTAATGCGTCCGAGGCATATCGCTATGCTTACAGATGTTCGAACATGAGCGATAACACGGTATGGAATAATGCCTATCTGCTATTACAAAACAGCGAGGTTGCAGCGAGGATCGAATATCTGAAAACTCACCTTGCCGAGGCTGCGGGCATCTCGGCCTTGCAGATCATCCGCGAGCACCAGAAGATCGCCTTTTCGGATGCGACCCGCATTCGTAACGGCTGGATGTCGCTTAAAGAGTTCGAGTCGCTCACGGACGATGAGAAGGCATGTATAAAGTCGATCAATACCAAACAGGTCAAACGGATCGCTTCGAATGGCGATGAGATTGTCGAGGAGTTCGTGAAGATCGAGTGCTACGACAAGCAGAAGAGTCTCGACAGCATCATGAACATGTTGGGTTACGCAGCGCCGAAGGAGGTGAAACTATCCGGAAAGATAGAAAATCCTGCCGTCGCTCCCGTCGTCATTCAAATAGACGCGGAGGATGCGTTGTCGATCGAAAAAACACCGCCTGCCGATGCATCGTCTGCCTGACATCCGCACCTATCGGGGGAAAGTGTATCGTTACCTCATGTATCGGTACATGCAGTACAGGGAACAGGATGCGGTGTTGAAGATTTTTAATGAAGGGTCGAGCCGTTCGGGGAAGACCTACGATGCCTTCGATTTTCTGTACGACATCTGTACGCTCGCACTATCCCCGCTCAATATCTTCGTATATCGAAATACGTTGCAGGCCTGCAAGGAGATCACCCTTGCCGATTTCCGCAAGAAACTGACCCTGCGCGGCGTCTACGATCCCGATGCGATGCGCAGCGAGAATCAACATCCCGACTACTATATCAACAACTCCGTGATCCATTTCCGCGGATTGGACAGAATGGATAGCCGTGAAGGATACGATTGCGACATCATCTACATCAACGAGATGCTGGACGACATCTCGAAGCAGCAGTACAAAAATATCACGATGCGCTGCACGACGATGGTCATCGGCGACTGGAATCCCAAATATACCGAACATTGGGCCTTCGAACTGGAAGGGCAGCCGCACACCTATTTTACGCACACGACATACAAAGACAATCCGTTCTGCCCGCCTGGGGTCATACGAGAAATCGAATCCTATGAACCTACACCGGCGAACATTGCTGCGGGCACGGCCGACGAGTGGCGATGGAAAGTCTATGGATTGGGAATCCGTGCAGCGAAAGAGGGTCTTGTCTATCCGAATATCGACTGGATCGATGAATTTCCGTCCGACCTGGAAAGGGTCGTGTTCGGTCTCGACTTCGGATTTACGAACGATCCTACGGCGCTCGTCCGTCTGGGGCTTCGGGGGCTTGATCTATACATGAAGGAAGAGTTTTATGCACCCTGCTCCGATCCGGCCTTGCTCTACGATGCGATCGAGGGGACAGTCGGGCGGATGCCCATATTCGCCGACTCGGCGGACAAATACGCTAAAAATCCCGAATCGATGGTCGACGGCCTGCTGCTGCGCGGGCTCAGCGTGGTGAAGGCGAAGAAATATGCCGGTTCCGTAACGGACGGAATTCACATGGTCAAATCGTTCCGCCTCCATATCGTCCGCAGCCGTAATTTCCAAACCGAGGCCAATTCCTATGTGTGGGATTCGGTGAACGGCATTACGATCAACCAGCCGATCGACAAATTCAATCACTTGTGGGATGCGGCCCGATACGCTGTAATGGAGTATCTCTATTGGGTCTGCAACCGCCGAAAATGAAAAAACAGCGAAAAGTTCGGAGAACCCTCTCTTATCGCCCTTACATTTGCTTCAAAGGCTATGTGCAATGAGATTCAGCTTGAAGTGGCGAAGTAAAAGTCAGGACTTGACGACAAAACCGGAGTGCGGAACTCCGACAGCGGAGGAACAGCGGTTCGTCTCTGTGCGCGATTTTCTCTCGGCAATGGGATTGGGCAGCGGTAGTACGATCAACTGCGACACCGTTGCCGGACAGACTATCGCTTACGCTCGGTGCAGCGCGTTGTTTTCGGTCGTGACCAAGAAATCCGCGGCAATTCGCAACGCCCGCTGGTGGGCTGTCGATCCGTCGGACGACGCTCGCCAGGTTGCAGGTCGCACGGAGGAACTGAACAGGTGGAAGCATCCGAATGACTTTCAAACGATCGAGGATTTCACGGCGATGATCGAAGCCTTCAAGGATATTTACGGAAAAGCCTATATTCTTCGCTGGGAGCCGGTCGGTGTGCCCACGGCCTACGAACTCTACGTGATTCCGAATCCGCTTGTTCAGGAGGTGACGACCTCCGAATTCACCGGGTTCCGGCCCGATCCGCAGATCGATTATTATATGGTTTCGATCAACGATTATCAAATTCGTGTCGATCGGGATCAGATGTTCGTCGTGCGGGATTCGGCCTATAATCCGAATATCTTCGGAGCATCGCAGTCGCGTCTGTCAGCCTTGCAGAACGCCGTCAATCCTTTCGTGTCGTCATTCGAGGCGCAGAACGAACTCATCATCAACAGAGGGGCATTGGGTATCATCTCGTTGAACAGCGAGGATTTCCGGACATCCGTGTTGCCGGAGAACAAGGAGGATCGGGAGCAGGCACAAGCGGCCCTGCGGCGATACGGCGTGATGAAGGGCCAATATAAGTACATCGTGACCGGATTGAAGGCCGCTTTCGTGCAGATTTCGGCCAACATGAAGGACATGAATCTCACGGAGGTGCAGCGCAATGCCAAGAAGGAGATCGCCGATGCCTATCAAGTGCCGTATGTACTGATCGACACCGAAGGGACGACCTATGCGAATCTTACGGCGGCCGAGGTCAAATTGTACAACGATGCGATCAAACCGGATGCAGAGCGAATATCGGAGGTATTGAACGCGGCGCACGGGTTCGACGGATTCCGCATCGTTCCCTATTTCGATCACCTGTCGATCTTCCAGGAAGCGAAGCGGCTGTATGCCGATTCGCTGACGGCGGCCGTGACGGCTGCCAGCAACGCGATCGCCTCCGGTCTCATTACCGAGCAACAGGGGAAAAACATCATTGCAAACATTCTGGAATAATGGACAAACTACTGTATAAAAAAGTCATGAACCGCGGCGGGGCTTTCAAGCAAGCGCCGATATTGAAGGCCGATGTCGTGGACGAAGAGAAACACATCATTCTCGTGAAGTTCTGTTCGTTCGGAACGGTCGATTCGGACGGCGACATGCTGATGAAGGGCTGCATCAGCAAGAGTATTCAGGAGCGCGGGCCGGCGTCTGCGACGAACCGGAAGATACAATTCCTGTGGCAGCACGAGACGAAGAACCCGATCGGCCGCATCCTGTCGATCGAGGAGAAGGACGACGGCGGATACGCCACGGTGCAGCTCTCGGATTTCGATGCCGTGCCGGACGCTCGCCGCGCATGGGTGCAGATGCACGAAGGGGTGCTCAACCAGTTCTCGATAGGCTATCGGTATGTATGGGACAAATGCGATTACGATCCCGACCTCGACTGCCTGATCGTGAAGGAGATTATTCTGCACGAGATTTCGGTCGTCACCTTCGGCGCCAACGAGCACACGGAGTATATCGGCGACATGAAAGCCTTGGACGACATGGAACGATATGTCAAGGCATTACGGGAGACCGCGCCCGATGAATACGAAAAAGTACACAGCAGAATACTGTCGATGTTCAAAGCCGAGCCGGCCCCCGCGCCACTCACTTCACGCAGTTCGGTATTCGAAAAATTAGGTCAAATCAAAAACTGAAAAACATGGCATTCAAATTCAAGAAATTCGAACTGCCCGACAGCGGGGAGTTCTCGGATGTGGATCGCAAGGGCATGGAATTGCTCGGCAAGCACATCAACGACCAGCTCGAAATGCTGGCCGAGGGGATCAAATCGGAGGAAGAGATCGTCGAGTCGGTAAAATCGTCGCTCGGGAAACTGGGCGTGTCGGCCGAGAAGATCGAGGAGATCGAGAAGGCTCTCAAGGAGCAGGGGAGCGAGATCCGCCGTTCGATGAGCGGTAGCGCCGGAAAGGGCCGCACGATCCGCGAGCAGATCAAGGCGTTCCTTTCGAGCGACGAGGCGAAACGCGCTTTCGCGGAGAAACGCAATACGGCGCTCGAACTGGAGATCAAAGCGGCGGCTACGACGATCACCGTGGCGGCCAATACCGCGGCGGTTGCAGCGCTCAACACCGAAGTAGACCGCACGATTCATTACGCGCCGAGCGAAGACACGCGCGTCGTAGAACGGTTGTTCAAGGGCTCGACCAACTCGCCCAATATCACGTGGGTGGATCGCAAGCCCGGCAACGGCGCTCCTGCATTCATCGCCGAGGGGGCCTTGAAGCCCGCTATGGACTGGTCGTATGTCCCTGAGACGTCGACGGCGAAGAAAGTGGCCGTATCGGCCAAAATCTCCTACGAGATGCGCGACGATTTCGACTATATGCAGTCGGAGATCGACAACATGCTGCGCACGTCGCTCGTTCAGGAACGCACGAAACAGCTGCTCACCGGTGACGGCACGGGCGTGAATCTCAAAGGCATCTTTACGGCTGCTGCCACCTATACGGCCACCGCGCTCGACGGGACGGTCGAAATGGCGAACAAGGCCGATGCGATCCGCGCAGCGATCCTCCAGATGCGGAACCTGAACTTCTATCCCGACGTGGTGATGCTCAACCCTTCGGATCGGGCCTCCATCGACCTGACGAAGGATTCGACGGGTCACTACATCTCGGACGAGCTGTTCCGGCTCATCCGCGGGGTGGAGATCGTGGAATCGACCTACGTCAAGGCCGGCGATTTCCTCGTTGCCGATACGAGCAAATGGAACGTTCGCCCGTACAAAGGCATTCGCGTCGAATTCGGGTGGGTCGACGACGACTTCCAGAAGAATCTCTTCACGGTCATCTGCGAGGAGCGTCTGCACTCGTACTTCGCATCGGTCGATCAGGGGGCGTTCGTCAAAGGCGCGTTTGCGACCATTATCGCCGCCTTGCAGAAACCGGCTGCCGAGTCTTCGAAGGTGGCAGCCTAAGTCAAACACGTTAAACGAAAAAGAATATGGCAACGAAAGAAGAAAAGACCAATGTGGACTTCAACGATCGCGTGACGGTCTACGGAACCGGCGGCCCCGGCAATACGCTGGAGAAGGGCAAAGCCTATGAGGTGCATCCCGTACATGCCAAGACGCTCATCAAGTTGGGCCGCGCCACCGAGAAACGGTGAAGTAATTTCAGGGCGCAGGGGTTTGATCGCCCCTGCGCCCGCTAAATACATTTTCCATGATTATCGACAACACCTATTTCGAGAAGGATCCGATCTACATCTCCGGCATCGCCAATCGGAAGGACGACAAGCCGACGGCGCTCGCTCAGGCACTCATCGATTCGGCGAACTCCTACATCGCCATTTACGAGCCGAGATTCCTCCGCAATCTGCTGGGTGAGGCACTGGCAGAGACGGCGGAGGGGAATCCGCAGATCGTTGCGCTGCTCAGAAACGAAGCGGTCAAGACCTCGCCCATTGCGAACTATGTCTATTTCTACTGGCTGCGCACGCATACTACGGTCGGCACACCGGCCGGCGAGAAGGTGCAGCGTGGGGAATATTCGGACGAAGCGAGTCCGCGCATCCGTGCCATAGAGGTTTGGAACGATATGGTGCGCCAATGCTGCGTCCTGCGGCCGAAGCTCGTCGAACTGGGGGCCGTGCCGGACTATTGTTCGGCAATTTTCGAACCCGCAAACTTATTCGGATTATGATCGTCAAATCGACCGATACCGTTCGGGACATCATCATCGGCAGGGCGGCATTGTTCAACCTCGAAAGCCGTCGGTTTGCAGAAGAGATCAAGAGACGGGCGGAACCGGAATGCTGCGTACTGCATCGGCGGTGGCTGCCGGACAGGCGTATTGCGGCCCGCGATCCGAAACACATGACGATGCGCGATCTGGCGGTGCTGAACGCGACGAACCGCTCCACCGATTACTTCGTCAACGTGTTGTCGCAAATGCTCGGCATCCCGAAAGAGAAGGTCGCGGATTTGCGGTTCATCCGTGCGTACCGCTACTTTCTGCACTGCATGGACACGCTCGCGGCCATCTCGAAGAGATTCGCCGATCTGAAAATCGAACCGACCGACGAGGAGCGGCAGGCGCAGATCGACCGCCCCGACCGAGGCATCGCCGCCGTGGTGCGCAAGTACGTGCAGATCATGAACGGCGCCGTATCGCCCGCGTCAGTCTACGGCATGGAGTGGAGCGTCGTCTACGAAGCCTTCGAGTCGACGACGAACGACGTGATCGAGCAGCGCAATCTCAGCAGGATACAAACCTCTAAAATCAAAAGAAGATGACCGACAACAAGGAATACGAGTACAGGTGCGTCGGGCAGACGCCGCCGGCCCGCCGTATCGTGGGAGTGAAGATAAACTCGCTGAACGACCATATCGACAAGGCCGCCGGGGCGTGCGGCTTCGGTTCGTATATCTATGCCCGCCTTAAAGAGACGAACTACATCCTGGGAACGATCACGGAGTATCCGGTCGTCGTGCGGCAATTCTTCGAGATGATCACGCCGACGGATCTCGATGGCGTCTACAAGCGCGCCTCGAAGTTCCTCTTCTGCGGCGACCTCGGCGAAGCGGAACCCGATACCGCGACGCAGGTCATGCCGATCGTCGAGGAGATGATCGACCGCTCGGCGGAGTTTTTCGAGGCATTGCGGGATCGGGGAGTCGAGGTGCAGGTCACGAAGATCACCCCGTTCGCCGCCCGATTCGATCAGCTGGTCTGCGGAGTCGAATGCGAGGCGACGATGACCTATTCGACCTGCAACAATGGATAGGATCGACAAGATACTGCGCTATTTCGATCCGCAGCGATTCATCGAGGTGTGCGAAGCGCGGTTCGATACGCTGCGCACGCAGGTCGTGGCGAATCTGCAAACGAAGACGGGCAGCAGCGGAAAGCGGGTCAACAGCCTCGGCGTGCCGGAATGGGCCACGGGCGCGACGGCGGCATCGCTCCAAACGCAGGTCGAACAGAACGACGACGGTTTCGAAGCGGCGTTCGTCGGCCGGCAGGGGATCGCCGGCGTCGATGAGGGGTATTCTGCGGGCGATGTGCAGGCGCAATACGCCTCCTTCGATGCCTTTCTCCTTGCGATCGAACGATGGGCGCAGGCCAAAGAGGGGCTCTACGGCATCGAGGAGATCGACGCCTACGCCGTGGCGGCGAACGTATGGAGCAAGGGCACGGTGCTCTACCGCGAGGGCGGCGGTACGGAGATTCTGTTCGACCTGTTGCAGCCGGCCGTGGACGACATCGACCGGCAACTCTCCGAGCAGCTCGACCGCAGCGTGTTTACGATGTTGAATGAAACAATCAGTGATTATGCCTAAATATAGATTAACACCCGCCATTTCGCTGGCGAGAAACTACAATACGGTCGGAGTCAGCGAAGCGCCGACATACAATGCGGCCGTTGTCAAAGTCGGCGGCTATACGTTGGTGCGTTCGATCATCAACGGTTCGGCCGTATTCCCGATGGACGATCTGTTCGAAATCATCGCACAGGACGGGAATGCGCAAACGACGATCAGCCTCGAAGTAGACGGGCAGGCGATCGCCTCGTCGCCGCTCTATCTGCTCAAAGGGGCGTCGGTGCGTGCGATGACGAACAATGCGCAGGCCGATACCCCGATCAGCTGGCCCCAGCCGTCGAAGATCGTGGTCTTTCCGGCGTTCGATTACAGCGAGCAGATCCTCGTCAACTCCTATACGGGCGCCATGCAGGACTTCGCTTTCACCGATGCCGACAGCGGCCGGCGGGAGGTCTATTCGCGTGTCGATCCCGTGTTCTCCCTTCCGATGACCTTCTTCCGCGAATTCGGAGGCGGCGAGCGGCAGTTGATCGTCTCGACGGGCGGCACGACCGGCGCCGTGAAGAGCGCGCGTCTGACGGTCGTGGTGAATCCTTGCGACAGCGGATCGTTCGTGCGCTGGCGCGATGCAACGGGATTGATGCGTTACTTTCTCTGGCATCCGACCGAGCGCGTCGACGACGTATCCGAAGACGAGACCTTCGAAACGCTCTCCGAGAAACTGACACCCGAACGCCACCGCACGATCACGGCGACCACGACCCATACGCTCCATAGCGGACTGGTCGACCGTGAACTGTTCGACCTGTGCGCATCGATTCTCTCCGGACGGGAGGTGCAGCTGTACGACGCCCGGCGGAAGGTGTGGATCGACGCCTATGTCGAAGACGGCGACATCTCGCGGACGAATGCCTGCATGCAGGACTGCGTGGTAGAACTTTCGATAAAGCACTTGACGCTATGACGAAGGAGCTCTACATAAACGGTCAGTTGTGCGATCTGGAAGATACGCCGTCGCTGATCTTCCAGTCGCCGGTCTTCAACGATCTCGACGTGATCCAGAGCAACCGCAGCGCGGAGATCAATCTGCCGCTGACGCCCCGCAACCGCAAGGCCTTCGGTCTGATCGACCGCATCGACATCTTGGACGATTCGGCGGTATACGGGAAGCATTCGGCAGCGTACTACCTCGGCGGCTTTCCGGTCTTCACGCGGGGGTATGCGATGGTTACGGACGTAACCGACACGATCAACATCACACTCGTGTGGGGCAACATCGACAACTTCCAGCCGTTGTTCGACGCTTCGCTGCGCGATCTGCGCGAGCAGATCATCGAGGTGGCGGGAGCGGATTATGTCGAGTGGAACGAAGATACAAGCTATTTACTTAGGAATAGCCCGATTTCTCCGTATACCGGTTTTATCGCAGTTGATTTCGGCGCATCGCTTATCGAATATGCAAAAGACTCTTCCGGTAATTGGTACATACCCGGAGAAAGCCGCCAATACTGGAAATATACGCATCCGTCTATCTACGTGGAAGCCGTATTAAACGCAATAGAACGGTACCACGGAATTATAATAGAAGACAAAACTGCACTAAGTCGAATAGACGGTCATGATTTGTTAATTCCGCTCGTGTCGAAAAACTCAGGGCCGGATAGCTGGTACTCGGATCGGTTCGAGGCAAGTTCCGCCTATTTTACAAATAGCGATGATGGATATTATCCGCTGTTTTATCAAAAGGATAATACGGTATGGGATAAGAGAGGGATTGTTGTCGAAGATGTAATAAATAAGGGCTTGCCTTCGGAGGTGAAAGAATATAAAGAGTTCTATATTGCCAATACGAAAGTAGTAGACGTGTCTATACTTAGTTATGACGGGAAGCCTATTGTTTTTAACGGACATCGACAGGATGCGACGAAACCGGTCGAATTGCGTCTTGCCGGCCGCAAAACAGATGGCACAGAGCAGGTGTTGCTGTCAGTTTATGATTCGGGAAGCGGAATAGGTAACGGAGTTGTTTTCGCCTTGTCGGATATATTCAACAAGGAAGAAGTCGACGTCGAGGAATACGATGTGGTCTGGTGGAGTTTGGAAAATTTCGTTACGAACGGTGGCGATCAAACTCTCGTTTCGGCCCGGTTCATCATTACGCCCCATTTCGACGATATATCGTTTCCCTCTCCGTTCCCGATAGCCGAGAACCTGCCGGATATGACGCACGCGGAGTTCCTGTCGGCATTGATGACAATGGCCGGACTTTTCGCCTATCCGGACAGTTCGGATAGCAATACGATCCGCATGATGTCGCCCGATCAGTTCTATAATTCGACAGACACGATCGACTACGACTATCGCATCGTCGATTCGGGAGACAACCGGACACCGAACACGCAAACCGACAGACGAATCGTCGACAGTCATCTCGACGCAACGATTCAGGATTGGAGCCGCAAAGTGATTCTGAACGATCGGGGCGAAATCTGGCGGCCGGAGGGGACGGAGTTCACGATGGGGGATTATGCCCAGACCAACACGCTCGACTACGACAACGACGAGGATGCCGAGATGTTGAACACGCAGGGCATCATCTCCATCGACAACGAGAACATCGAGCGGGAGAACGAATTGGTATCATTGAATTTCTCGGCTTCGGCCAATCGTTTCATCAACAATACGGACAGCATCCACGACAAGACGACATTTGCCGTAGTTCCATGCTACGATGTCAAAAAGGATAAAGACGGAAATACCACCGATGTAACCTATAACGAGCCTTCACCTCGGATTCTCGCCTTGAATATAACGACATCCGACGGTTTGGCGTATTTCGAATACGGATACTTCCCCCGCACGATGTATTTCGGCGGGTCGGAGGGTATCGTGGCGAAACGGTATGCAGACTACCAGCGGATCCTGAAAAAGTTCCGCATGATTACGGTCTACGTCAAACTGACCGTGGCCGACATCTGCAATCTCGACTATCGGCGGCGGGTTTACCTCGACGTCTACGGATGCTATTTCGCCATCTACTCCGTCACGACCGGTGAGGACGGTATATGCGAGTGTAAATTGATCAAGCTGTAAAAAATAGAATAGCGATGATTAAAATACAGATAAGAGCAATCACAATGCCTACTACGGAGCTGCTGGATTTGTTTTCACTTAAAATGGTAGTAACGTAGTCTTCATATGACATCAAACATCCCTTTGCATATGTCCCCCTAACAAGATTACCTTGTGTGCACACATATTTATGGTCGGGCGTGATTTCCTTGATGCGCATCTGTTGCCACGTAGCCGTATGAACAACAAGAGTTCCCACGGGCCATTCCCCGACAACTTTTTGTTCGGTTTTTTGTTCGGACGATGTTTGCTCTAAATCATGAGAACTCATTGCAGCGGTAGCTTTTTGAGTTGAAAGATTAGATAGTAAACCCTTGATTTGACCTACATCGTTCGTCATTCCCCAGAGTTTGAAGAAAAGAACGATTTGCAGAATGCCGAATACCAGCATTACGATTCCGATGATTGCATAGATGCCTGTCATGATGATTTGAGATTTGGTTAAAAACAAAGATATGAAAAATAAAACAACTTGTCAAAATGGAAAACATTGATAAAATTATCAATATCCGCGTAAAATACTCGGATTTGATCAAGGGAATGTCCGAATCGGCCAAACGTATCGATACGCTCAACGACCGTATCTCCGAATTGAAGTCCGGTTTGAAGGGACTTAAAGCCGCACGCAAAGCCGGAACGATCGACGAGGAGGCCTATAATGAACAGGTAGCCCAAACGACGCAAGAGTTGATTGCGAACAGGGAAGAGGTAAAGGCGCTCCAATCGGCGATGCGATTATACTCACGCGAGATTCAGGACAACATCAAAGAGGAGAAGAATCTCGAAGGTTCGGTAAATGGGCTGCGTAAATCCGTTCGCGATCTTACGGCACAGTATAATGCACTGTCGGCCGCCGATCGAGAGGGTTCCGTAGGCAATGGGATAGCGGAGCGAATATCCAAGATGCAGGCGCAAGTCAGTGCGGCCGAACAACGGCTGGGGAATTTCCGTTCGAATGTAGGTAATTACCAGTCGGCATTCAACGGGCTGAATGTATCGGTGTCGCAGATCGTTCGCGAGTTGCCGTCGGCCACAATGGGAGCGAATATGTTTTTCCTCGCCATCTCGAACAATATCCCGATGCTTGTCGACGAGATCAACAAACTTCGTGCGGCCAATAAATTGGCCATGAAGGAGGGCAAGCAGGGAGTACCGATCCTCAAACAGCTGGGAGCTGCTGTGTTCAGCTGGAACAGCCTTATATCCGTCGGCATTACCTTGCTCACGGTATATGGGAAGGATATTGTCAGCTGGATCGGGAATCTGTTCAAGGGGCGAGAGGCCGCCATGACAATGGCGGAAGCCCAGGCAGAGGTGAATAAGCAAATGGCAGAATCTTCCGGCAGTTATGGCGATCAGGTTGCCCAACTCAGGACCTTGCAGCTGCAATGGAATCAATTGGGAGATGATCTCAAAGCAAAAACAGAGTTTGTCAAAAACAACCGAGAGGCGTTCGATAAGTTGGGAGTAGCTATAACAACGGTTGCGGACGCCGATAATCTGTTTATTCAGAATACGGATGCGTTTATCGAAGCAATGAATCTGCGCGCGCAAGCTAATGCTGCGAACGAACTGGCAACTCAAAAGTACAAAGATGCGTTGATTGCCCGACAAGAAGCGGAAGACAAGATAAAAAGAGGTACAGTTGAAAAGGTCTACGCGGGACCTGGTTTGCGCGGAGGTGCCAATTTTACATATCGTCGTAGAGCATATACCGAAGACGAGAAGAAGGAAATATTAGCCGAGGTCGAAGCCCTCGAAGCGGAAGCATCGGCATTCACGCAATTGACTGTCACACGAAATGCGGATGCAAAATCAATCCTCGACAGAGCGGGAATAAAAGAATCTGAGAAAAGTTCAAAATCGGCGAACGACGACCCGTATGCTGATGAATCCGGCGTAAAAAAAGCAGAACGAATGATGGAGGGGTATTATGCCCGCAGCAAACAGGAACTTCAAAAATGGGTTGACGAGCAACGGGAAATCATTCGTAAGATGGGTATTGACGTGACGGGTGATTTCGAAAAAATCCTGTCGCAGATGGACAAGGATGTATCGGCCGAGTTCATATCCCAATATAATCAGAAACAGTCCGAATACCGGAATCGGATTCTGAATGTGCAGGCCACAGGCGGAGATGAGGCCGCGCAGAATGAAACCGTTGCCATTCTTCGGGAACAGTTGGCCGAATTCGATTCGTATGCCGCAGCGTACCGAGCAATGGGGGATTCGGCTATCGAAATAGACAACCGCCGGCTTGAAATGCTCATTCGCCTGCATGACGAAATGAATAAAGGCGCCCAAAAAGAGGCGCAGAGCATGCAAATGAGTTTCCAAACAGCCAGCGATCTCGCGGGAGCACTGGCCGGTTTGGCGGAAGAGGCCGGTGCAGGTGCGCCGGTTGTTGCAGTGTTAGGTATGGCCCAAGCTATCGCGTCAATGGGTGCAGCGTTGAGTAAGGCGTTCTCCACTGGCAATATTTGGGAGGGCATCGCAGCTTCCATTACTGCTATTGCGACCATTACGAGCGTTATATCTCAGATGAAATCGTTGAATAGTACTGCGGCCGAGGAGGGCGCGAAATACCACTATGCCCGCGGCGGTCTTGTGACCGGCCCCGGCACGGGTACGAGCGACAGCATCCCTGCGCGGCTGTCCAACGGCGAGGCCGTGATGACGGCCCGTGCGGTCGTGGATTGGGGGCCGGTGCTCTCGATGATGAACGTGTCGAGCGGCGGCAACGCCATTCCGACATCGCATTTACCAGAGAGAAGAGCAGGCGGAATGCGTGAGATGGAGCAGATGCTCAGACGTGTAATGCGGGAAATGCCGAATCCTGTCGTGACGGTCAGGGATATAAACAACGGTCAGCGGCGGGTCAAGGTGCAGGATGAGACGGCGCGCTACACCGGACGCAAAAGGTAAAAAACAGCGAAAAGTTCGGAGGAACCCTTCCTGCGTATCCTATATTTGCTTCAAACACGAATTAACCCTTTTATAATAAATTAAAAAAACAATGGCAGAATGTATCAATGATCTGGCAGGCGATATCCTGCAAGATTGCAACACGGTCTATGGGGTGGGCGTCGAGAAGATTGCCTATCTTATCAAGAAGTCCGATCTGGACGAATCGGCGACGACCTACACCAAACCGAAGATCACCAAGATCGCACTCAAATCCGGCAAGAGGGCCTATCGGTTCTCGATTCCCTCCAAAACGCCCTACAACGGGCTGATCTACGAGGATCAGAACGCCGAAATCGGCATCGCCATCAACAAGACGCTGCCGCTGCGTATGCTGGCCGACAGCCCCGCGAACTCGCAGAACATCGAGGCGTTCAAGAACGAGGACTGGGTCGCTATCTACGAGAACAAGGCGAAGGGTGCGGACGGCAGCCAGGCGTTCTGTGTGATCGGCTACGAACAGGGCGCATCGATGCAGAACGCGACGCTCGACAAGTACGGCGACGGCTACAACGGAGGTTGGGGCGGCGACCTGATCGAGCAGAACGCACCGACGCCGCAGATCTTCTTCGACGCCGGCGGTATCGACGCTTCTCGCGCCGCGCTGGAAGCATTGTGTACTCCGGCCGAGTAGGGGGTATGCAACCGTTGGACTGGTACATGGAGAGGTGCGCATCGGGCACCTCTCTGTGCATGGAAGAGAAGAAGCGGATCGAATCGGATTATCGGGAAGTGTTCGGGCGTCCGATGCTTTCCGATTTCAGCGGCCGGTGTCCCAACCGGTTCCGTGATGCGGCCGCGATGATCGCCTCCTATTTGCGGAAGGAGCAGAAAGGCGCAAACGGCGGTTACATGCTCAAATCCGGCATCGTGATCCGCTATCGCGGAAAACTCTACACACACTTGAATCTGACGGCCGCAGCGGCTCGGCATCATCTCAGACAACATCCGTCCAACGTACACGATTTCCTGCGTCTGGGCGATCTACCCAAAACCGAATGACACTATGGCAAATTATAAGATCAAAGACTTACAGCAAGCTCAGACCCTGAACGGTGCGGTTGCGTTGGAGATTCAGGACGGGGATAGCATGTCCACCTTCGCCACGCTCGACCAGATCGCCGAGTTTCTGGGGAACACAACCCCTGTGGTGTTGTTGACCAAAGCCGACCCCATAGACGACAGCTATCTGCCCGATATGTCTGCCTCTGAAATCGCGGCAGCATACGATCGGATCGTTGCGGATCCGATTCACACGGTACCTGTTGTCAGGATTCCCGATAACGGAGGACAATACCTCGTACCGTCAGGATATGGAGTGCATGCCGATACGAAGGCCGTCATCGGATATTATGCATCGCAGACATACGTGCTCCCGTCCAGTCTTACGTTGACATCGGAAACATTTACCTTATCGAGACTGCCGTATACGGCATCATCGATGGAGTGGGCCGATCTGCTCAACAACACGGCCCTTCCCTCCGGTTATCTCGGCATCGATAGCGACAGTACGAGCGAAGAGATCAGTGCGGCCGTCGGGGGTGTAGACGCATTCAGCAAGTTATGCTCGAAGTTGCTCAGGCGAAACTGTATCGTCGTTGTGTCGACCGATCCCGCTGCGGCGAACAGGAATGCATCTATTCCTGTGATAGTAGATGTAAATAGGAGTGTTGGTCTGCCACTGAAAATAACACTCGAAATCGAATATATATCTTCGGGGAAATACATTGCATTGACCATTACAGAGTCAGGAGGCACCTTTTCGGCGATGCGTACCTCTGTGTCCGTATCGGATATTCCCGATGCACTCGCCGGCAAAGCCGACCTCGACTCCGCGACGGGATATATCAAATCGTCGCAGATAGCCCCTTTGCAGGGGCGTCAGACGGGAGTAAATACCTCGGATGGATATTTTTCGTCAGACGCTCCGGCATTGTTGTTCGAAGGGGATCGGACACATGAAATATGTTTCACGACAGGAGATGACGTAACTACGGATCAAAGGCTATTTACGACTGCAAGGGGCTCCCAAAGCAACGTTCAACTGTTCGTCTCTAATGGATCGATGTATGCGTACATAGGGTCACAGTTAATGAATGCGGGTCGGGTGTCTCCTGAAACATCATACCATGTGCTACTTTCGGTGGATGTTGCGAATACAACGGGGAAAGTATATGTAAATGGAGTCCTGACAAATCAGACATCTGTTTTTCCCAATTATCAAAATGCGAATGTGTATATCGTCGGCCGGCTTACCTCGGCTTACATTTTCAAAGGAATTGTCCGTTTTCATCGCATCTTCAATTACGCCCTTACGGCCTCGGAGGTCGCCACGCTGTGGAACGGCGGCGAGCCCGAACGGTATATGCTGCCTCTGTCGGGTGAGATGCGCACTGGACTTGTCGCCGAATACATCGCCGCCGGTTTGTTGGCAGACAAGTGGCGCGACACGTCGGGCGCGGGCCTCGATCTGCCGTATGTTCCGACCGCAACGGGCGGCACGGCAGAACTGTCGTATCAAAGTGTCCCGAATCAAGGCGAAATAGTCATAGACAGCGGTATATTCTTTACCGATATTGCCGAAGGAACAGCCAATAAACGGATCGACGTACCGAGAGGATATGTGGCTCTGGCCGTGGCCGTTTATAATTACAATGCGTCTGCATTGACAAATGTCACCGTGCAAAACTGGACGGATGAACGGGCGTTCATATACGGCGCGACGGTCTATAACGCACGAGCCGTATATTCAGTCTCCGCCGCCGGTAACAAATCCGTATATAATGGGACAGGTATTACGATAGACCCTACTGTCCAATATCTTAAAGTTATGGCGACAGGAAATACAACGTCCGGAGGTATGCGAGTAAGAGTAATATGTAAATATTTAGGGGTATGAGAAAGAAGATCGATTTCCCGCCTTATAGCGAGGCGGAAGCGATGCAAATCGTGGAGGACGGCAGCGTCCTGTGCAACCTGTACGGGGGAAAGATTACCGATGAACGGGGATTGGAAAAATGGAACTACACGGATTCCGGCATTCTGTTTCCGCCCGATTCGGAAATTCTGTCGCTGACAGACGACGAACGCCGGCAGATAGAAGAGGAGTACAACCGTAACGAACTGACCCTCGCCGAGCTCGAAGCCGAGCGGGTGGCGCAGCGCGAAGAGGTGGAATCACTGCATGTACACGACGCCTAACCTTTGAAATCGCTATGGAATACCTCCCCGCAATCATCAGTGCCCTCGGAACTATTATCGCTGCGTGGTTCGCCTATAACCAGTACAGCAAAAACAAGCTGACCGACCTGAAAATCGAGAAGTTCAAAAAGGACGAAGAGACGAAAAGTATCCGTCGGGCCGACAATTCGTCTATCGTATACGGTGAGTTGTGGAGCGTTTTGCACGAGCTGGATGCCGATCGGGTCTATATCGTACAGCCGCATCCGCTCGGCAACGAAAGCCTGCTGTCCGTCTATTACGAGGTCAAGCGCAAAGGGGTGGAACCGATGAAACCGCACATGCAGGGCCTTCCGATTTCGGAGGTGCCGAAGTTCAGCAGCGATCTGGTGAAGAACCTCTTCCTCTACATCACGGACATCGACGAGCAGGTGAACGACAAATATGCGAAGTCCATCCTTTCGAGTTACGGATGTCGGGCGGCCATCATCAAACGGCTCAACGACAACCGCCACGACTGGATAGGCAGCATCTTCTGCGAGTTCACCCGCCCGCTGTCCGTACCGGAGGAGAATGCGCGGGAGATCATGCACACGGCGGCCATGAACATCCAATACCTGCTGCCCGAGTATCGATAACGTATAAATCGCTTCAACCTTAATACTGTAAAAACCATGAAAAAGCAAGTCAAAATCGCGCTCTGCGTGTCGGCCGCCGTCATTGCGCTGGTCGTTCTGTTCAACCTCCTGCCGAGCGGCATCCGCACTACGGCGACGCTCTGCGCAGGATTCGGGGCGGCCGCAGGAGCCGCCGCAGGCTGGCGGGCAAAGATGTGGTATGACCGAATGAAAGGATAGGTATGGCAACGTATTTCACCCTTTCCGAATTGGTGCGTTCCGATACGGCCGCAGCGCGCAGCATCGACAACGCGCCGTCGCACGACGTCATTCGCCGGCTCAATGCGCTGATGGACGAATGCCTCGATCCCGTGCGCGAACTTTGGGGCAAGCCGATCGGCGTGAACAGCGGCTACCGATCGCCGGCGCTCAACGCAGCTGTCGGCGGAGCTGCGGCAAGCCAGCACATGAAGGGCGAAGCGGCCGACATCACCACCGGCAGCGTCGCGGATAATCTGCGGCTGTTCGAACGCATCGCAGCCAGCGCGATCCCATTCGACCAGCTCATCGACGAGAATCGGGGCCGCTGGATCCATATTTCATACCGTGCCGACGGGAAGAACCGAAGGCAGGTGTTGCATCTGTGAGACGACTGCTCGCATACTTGTTGGCCGTGCTCATCGTCGGTTCACTGTTTTTCGGCTGGGGCTACCGCCGCGGGGCGGCTTCCGTCGAAATGCGCGACAGCACCGTTACCCGATGGGTGCCGTGGCCGGTTCCCGTGTACGACACCATTCGGGAACCTTATCCGGTCGCGGTGCGCGAACCGGCCGATACGGTATGGAAATACATGAGTGTAGATACAGCCGCGATCATCGCCGACTATCTGCTCGAACGGGATTACCGGCTGGATTTCTCCGCCGATTCGACCGGAACATTCCTTGTCGATGCGACCGTAGGAGAAAACCGGCTGTTGCGGGCTGCGGCCGTAGTAAAGCCGGTTTTCCGTGAGATTACGGTTACAAAACTGCATACCGAGGTGCGGCCGCCGCGCTGGGAAATGGGACTCGCCCTCGGAATCGATCCATACAACCAGTGGGCGGGCGTCTACGGACGCTATACGAGAGGCCGATGGAGCGGTGAGGTCACAATAGGGTACGATCCTGTCCGAGAAGAACAATGCATTGGTGGTAAGATTGGATGGGTGTTGTGGCGGAATCCTTAGAATTTCGTTAATAGTTCCGCATTCTTTACCCGTTCCTCCCGCTCGAAACTGGCGAGGTAGTTTTCCGTTGTTTTCAGGTCATTGTGCCCCAGCGATTCCGAAATATAGGCAATGTTTGCGCCGGCGCGTTTCAATACCGTAGCGAAGGAGTGGCGCGCCGTGTAGGTCGAGATATTACCGATTCCGAGAGCTTCGCCGATTGTCGCCATTCGTTTGTTGATCGCCCGCGTCAAATACTGTGTTTTCAACTTCTGCCGCATCGCATCTTCCGCCCCGTCCAATACCGGAAAGATGAACCGATCCGGAGCCGGAGGATTTCCCCAGCGGTCGATAATAGCCAGCATTCGGTCGGTCACTACTACCCGTATCTCCTTGCGGGTTCTTGTCGTCCGTGCCGTCTTTTGCCGCACGAAACAGATTTCCCCGTTTACGATGTCCCGATACCTCAACCGCACGAAATCCGCGACGTTGATCCCGTTGCACAAGTACAGGAACAGCCAATAATCGCGGTATTTGGCCGTTGCATCGCTTCCGTCGTCGTATCGGGCGATCTGTCCTATCTGCTCCAACGTAAGGGCCATTTTGCGCCCTTCGCCTTCCTGTATTTCAAAACGGCCCCGCCCGAACGGGTACTGTGCCTCCTTGACAATTCCCTGCCTGCGTGCCTCGTTGAGGATCGCCCGCAGGTGCCGCAGGTGGATTGCGGCAGTTGTCTGTGTTTTACCCTCGGATGAAAGGAACGCCACGTATTTCCCCAGCCACGACGGGGTGACGGCATCGAATGGAATGTGCGCCCCTGCGAACCGTTCTATACCGAGGAGGGCGCCGCGGTATGCTACCATACTACCGACACGCCCCGCGGCTTTCAGTTCGTCCATTTTTGCCCTGAATGCGGTATTCACCGTGTCGGATGTCGCGCCTTTCAGCCGACAGTTTAGGGCGTCGAACGTAAACGCTCCCGCCGTGGCCAGCTCCTCAACGGCCGCCCGAACGATTTGGTAGCTGCTCTCGATGTCTTTGCGGATCGATACCATTGCGCGGGCTTTCGTCGTCGACAGTGCCGACCACTCCTCCGGCGTCAAATCCTTTCCAGTGGGGTAGTACCATCGGGTGCGTCTGTGGGTGACGCGAATTTTTACGGGACACTTGCCGGACTTTTTCGGATGCGAGACATCAAGCATAGGAGCAACCGTGATGCCGTCTTTCGAGTAGTTCATCTGTGTATGAATTTCGGTTTCCGGTACACAATTTCGACACAAATATACAAATTAAATCGAAATCGACAGAAATAGATTGAAATAAAATAGTTATATTTCCGACTAAAATACAGTTGTTTACAGAACAAGCGAGAAATTGACAGAAACCGCTAAAAATCGGCAAATTACGATTCATAATCATGAGGTCGAGAGTTCAAGTCTCTCTCTCGCTACGAACAAATCGACAACTTCTTATCCGGCCTGCATTTCAATGCAGGCCGGATTGTTTCGATACAGACTCTGTCCTCTTCGGCCGCGAGAACCGCCGGCTGTGCAGGCGTTACGCGGATTCGAGCGGATTTCGGCTGCCGGAACCGGCCGAAAGG